CCTTACCATAATGTCTAATGGGCATGAGCGAGGAACTACAGAAATCGACATCCCAAACAGTTTTGGCCTCCTGGATCTTGATTGCGAATCCGATTCTGGCTGCCATCTCTTCATAAGATGATACATCCAACGGACTGGAGTAAACGCCATCATCACCCTTAACAGCGATGCGGCCGTCAACGCCTTCGATCGCAAACCAAGTTTTGACCAGAAGGAAGTGAAGTACAGTGTTACCAAGAAGCGTATCCACATCCCCGGACACGCGACCACTTCTTCGATATCTAATTCCATTCTTCCATTGCCACAGTGGATTACTATACGCGCGATATACCGCCGTATCTCCCTCGAAACGCCCGAATACCCGAGAATATAGGCGACACAAACCAGCAAACATCCAATTCGTGCACCTAGAATCCCAAGCGCTCCAATCAACCGACATGGTATGCCAACCTCTGCTGGTAGAATGCTCGTAAGTATTTTGCAAGTGTTCTGCAAGGCGAACTGCGTCCAATTTAAGAGGAGCAAACTCAGGATACAAAGCCACGTTGTCCCGAATATGCTGCTCGAGAGCTGCGATATAAGGTCCAAACTTGGCTTTATGCATCTTGTTGCGATCCCCGATTGGATGCGGAAGCTTGCCCTTAGGAACGAGCTCTTTCTTAATAAATCCAGAGACACGGTCTGCATACTTTTCATCGAATGGGACTGGTTCAATTGTGCCGGTGGGTCTGCCTGGATCAAGGTACTTCTCATATTTAGATCCAGAGAACCTGCAGACCCAGTCCGGAAAGGGCACTGGATCAATCAAACCTCCGACGTTATCGAGAATGCGATCAGCTAGCTTATCCACTTGATTTACAAATTCATTATGGTAAACTTCGTCAACATCTTCTTTTGGTTTAGCGCTGAGCCTCTTTTCCAAAACAGCTTCAATTAAATCATCATTGGGACACCAACTGACATACTCATCGGCTCCTTCCAGGTCTGGAACAAACACAGTTCCGGAATTACCAATGGATTTGTCTCGTGCATCAACATAACCATCTGAGGGCTTGAACTCAGTAACAGTCTGTTCAAACTGCTGCGTAGTTCTCGGTTCAGCGATGGCTATGCGATGTTCAATTTTAAAACCGTCTGGCACCCAATGTAAAGCGTCTATCATAAGTCGCAGACTCAACGCAATAGAAGATAGAAATGGTAGCTTGGTTTTCTCAACAAACCCAAGCAAACCACTAATAAAAGAGAGAACGGTATTTAGAAGTTTTCTTATTTCCCCAACGACCCAGGTAAGATCAAAGTTATTTGTCCAATGACACAAATTAGAGTAACAATCACTACCTAACGTCCATTGCAGGGCAAGTTTCAACTTCTCGATCATGGCATGCCAACTGGCGTAAGAGCTGGCATTGACTGACGACCTCCCAAGATTCTTGGCGCTATCTAACATCATCTCAATATTTCTCCGGCCATGAGCAGCTATGGTCGCCTCAACCAATGCCTCTGGTAATCCAGAAGGCAAGGTTGGGGAATCCCATTTCTCTAACACCTTTCGATGCAGACTAGCTCTGGCCTGGGCGACTGATGTGATATTTAGCACTGATGCCACCAACACATTAACCATGTGTTCCGGCACAAGGCGACGATCAACAACCAACCTAGGATTGGCATAGTTGGTGACCATTTTACCACCATCTGGTCCTAACATCAAAATGTCGTAGCATCCAATTCTCTTGGACCAATGAAACCAATCATCTTTATTCCGGATGAATTGGTATGGGTCCACATCTGTATACACCTTATCCCCGGAGTCAACCCGTAGTGTGAAAGTTCCTCCACTACGATGTGATATTTCCACTCCATAGAATGGGTGAAATCCTTCCGCCAGATTGTTAACCGCCATAATAACCTGTTTGCCACTCTTGTACAATTTCTCCAATGCAGTTTCATTCAAGTACACGTCGCACAACACTAACATTTCAGAATTGAGAAATTGCTCACAAGTACAATCAGGATAACGATGGCTGCAAACTGTACAACCGGGTGGGGGTTCACGCATGGGTACATCCGTGGTGTATATCTTCGGTGACAGATAGTGCATGCCTGGAACATAATATTTATTCATGTTGGCGCGGGGTCCGATTTCCGTTGTCCGGACATTGCGGGTTTTAACATGTTTAGCTATCTCCCCAGCTACCAACTCTCGTGCCAATTTGGAGGCATAGTGTGCGCAGGGTGTGGAACGGACTTCCT